GCGGCGGTGGCGGAGGCGGCCCCCTCCGCAGGAGGGGGATCCGTGGGAACGGGCGCGGCGCCTTGGTCGGGCTCCGGGCGGGGGGATGAATTAGTACTCCTCTTTAGATCCTTTCCCTTCCCTTCCGTTCCGTTCCCTTCCTTTCCGTTCCCTTCCGTTCCGTTCCCTTCCCTTCCCTTCCCTTCCGTTCCCTTCCCTTCCCTTCCCTTCCCTTCCCTTCCTATTAGGTTTCCCTTCCCTTCCCTCCCCTTCCCTTCCCTTCCCTTCCCTTCCTTCCCTTCCGTTCCTATAAGGCTAGAAACGTCTAGAACGTTCGAGAATTTTCTAGAATCGTTAAATGACGGGAGTTTAGACGGCACCGGCTGGCCGACCCTCTGGTGATCCCGCCACGAGGGGAAGTCGGCGTACTGCGTCCCCTCGACCGAGTAGATCCGGATTAGCCCGGCCGAGCCGAGCTCGGCCAAGGCCTGGCTGACGTGGTCGGCGGTGACCTGGCGGTGGTAGCCCCAGATCGTCACCCGGAGGGCCTCGGGGTCGGCCACCAGGCGCCCCTCGTCGTCGGCCTGGAGGATCATGCCGACCCAGAGGCGAAAGGCGCGGTCGGAGAGGCGCCCGACCTTGCGGTGCGACAGGCACTCAGGCTTGAGCGTCCGGATCCGGGGCATGATCACCACCCTGAGGCGGCGCGATGATCCCGGTGTGCCCGAGCTTCTCGGCGACGTACGGCTCGCGCACGGGCAGCCCCGCCGCGCGCCGCCACTCGACCCAGAGGTGGCTGAGGAACATCTTGACCATCTTGCGGCGCGCCGCGACGTCGATGTGTGCCTTGGTCCACTCCGGGCGCCGCGCCTGGTAGTAGCTGCGGGCCGAGTGGTAGACCGTGACGTAGGGCTCGGTGCCCGCCATCAGGAACTGGCGCGGCTCGCTCGCGCATTGCGGTGCCCTCTCACACCCACTCGCCGCGCCAGTCCTCCGGCCGCGCCGCGCGATCCTTCGGGCAGCGCATGGCGTCGACGAGCCGCGCGAGCACGGCCCGGAGGGCGTCACTGCTGCTCACACGTACCTCGGCGCAGCCCTGACGACCTCGACGCCCCGCGCGGGCCACCGCTCGCGCGCCTCGCGCCACGCCTCGTCGACCCACTCCCTCCGGCAGCGGAGGCAGCGCCCCAGGCACGCGCCCGAGGGCGTCACCACCACGACCACGCGCTCATGGCCGCATGGGAGGATCAGGCGCGAGGTGGAGTCTCCTGTCTTCGTCGCCATCACCGCGCCGCCGCCACGAACGCGCGCCGCCCGTACTCGGCGATCAGCAGGGCGTCGGCGAGCCCGTCGTTACCACGGCGCCGCAGGAGATCCCAGTACGCCGGGAACAGCTTCAGGGCCCGCAATCGCCTGGCCCCCTTGCCGCGCGGCCCGTCGGCGAGCATCACCCGCTGCCACCGCTGGGGCGCCACCAGGTCGTACGGGATTCGATAGGCCGCGAGCAGCGCCTCCCAGATCCCGAGCCCGTACCCGAGCCGGAACATCGACCGCACGCCCTGCCGCGGCATCGCGTGCACGCGCTCAACGGCCGCGCAGACCTGCGGGGCTGCCGCCGCCCACGCGCGGAGCATCTCCGCCATCGCTGGCAGGTCGTACTCACGGCGCGCCGCCCGCCCGTGTACGCGCAGCGTCGGCGTCCGCCGGAGCTCCAAGCACTCGCCGCTCCCCTCGAGGACGGCGAGCGCCCCGTCGAGCCCCGGGTCGATCCCGATCACGAGCATCGAGGCGTCCGCCGCCGCAGCGCGAGCGGGATCAGATGCCCATAGCCGTCGCGTGTCAGGTCGCGGTCGCGGTCGATCGCCCATCCCGTCTGGCTCGCGCGCTCAAGCCCGCGCGCGAGCGCGAGCCCGACCGCGAGGCCGAGGACGAAGGCCACCGCCGCCAGCGCCATCAGTCCTCCTCCACCCATGCGCTGTCCTCCATGCGCCGCACGTCAGGCGCCGCGAGGCCCCAGCGCGCGAGCTGAGCCCGAATGCAGGCGAGAGTGCACCGGTACCAGGGCCGGAACCACGTCCGGGTCGTGGTCCCGAAGGTCGGGCGCTCCTGCTCCTCGACCCACCGAAGCGGTCGCGGCGTCCCGCACGCGATGCAGACCTGGACGGTCGGGTCGACGACGAGGCGGCCGACCATCCTCAGCCCTCGTGCCGCGCGAGCACGCGCACGACGCGGAACCCACACTCCTCCGGACCCGCGCCCCACCACGCCGCGAGCGTCGCCCGCGCTCGCGCCAGCGCGTCGTCCGGATCGCTCGCCGTCACGTAGGCGAGCTCCACCGTCGTGCCATGCACGTCCGAGAACATGACGGTCCACCGCCTGCTCAATACGCGATCCACGGAACGGCGCGCAGGCATGGCGCATTCGCCTCCTTCAGGATCCTCACGGCCACCTCGTGCCGCGCGAGCGTCTCCTGCTGGCCCCGAATCTGCTCCCGCAGCAGCTCGATGCGCTGCAGGTGCTGCTCAACGGTCGCGTCGCCCCACGTCACGCGCGTGCCGTCGCCGAGCGAGAACGGCTCGTCGAGCAGCGCCTTGATCGCCTCGCGCTCGGCGACGGCCAGCGCGACCGCGCGCTCGAACTCCTCCCGGACGGCGCCGCTCTGCGCGGCGAAGTCGTCCGGCGACGGCGCCCGCGAGGTGGAGTAGGCCCGCAGGAGGGCGGCGATCGCCTCCTGCTCGAGCTCGTGCGTGAGCTTCCGCCGCTCATGCGCGACCTCGCGCTCCACGATCCTCTGGGCGAGCTCCGGATCCTCCTCGAGGATGCGCGTTGCGAGGTGCTCGTCGCTCAATGTCGGGTTGAGCCGGATCCATTCACGGAGTCTCACGCGACCTCTCCTTCAGCCCTGCCCTGCCTCGCCCTGCCTCGCCTCGCCTCGGCCAGCCGAGCCGTGCGAAACCCATCACTCGCTGACCCACCACCAGATCGCGAGTGCGAGTGGGAACCAGAAGACCGCCAACGAAAGCACAACCGCGACGGCGACAGCAGCTAACCCCTCACCGTGCTCGTCCTCGCAGTCGCAGAGCGGCAGATCGGGGTCGCCGAAGGCATCGCGGTCGCCCGGATACCAGCGCTCGCAGTAGGGGCACGGGCGCCGACTCAGGAGGTCTTCAGCCATTGCTGGGCCTCACATCATGCGCCGCAGCGCTTCGAGGAACTTCACGAGCACCTCGGTCTCGGCCGCCCTCCAGTCGGCAGTGCCGCAGACGTGCTCGGCGAACCACGCGAGCTGCTTCGCCCGCAGCCGACGGCTCGCCGCCAGGCGGTCGATCTGCTCAAGGACCTCCTGGCGCGACATCGCGGCCGCGAGCTCGGAGGTGTCTTGGGCCGAGGGAGACGGCGGGGACGCCTCGCTCGGAGTCGCCGTGCCCTGATCTGTCCCCGCGGGCGAGGCGTCCGCCGCCGCCGCCGTCGGCGCAGGCCCCGCGACCTGCGCCGAATCCGCGCGATCCGTGTCACCTCCTTTCTCTGCGGACTCCGTGGCGAGCCGATCCGCCAGCGCGTCGAGGGCGCTGCGGGAGGGCGGCGCAGCAGCCTCGACGCCCAGCGTCGCCACGGCGGTGAGCTCCTGCGGGATGCCCGCCTCCACATGCTCGTCGAGCGCGATGGCGCGCTGGAGCTCGACAGACGCGGGCGCAAACTTCAGGACCCGCTTCAGGACGGTCTTCATCGCCATCTGCGGCCACGCCGTCGCCCACGGCGTGTCGTCACCCGTCGCGCGGGAATAGCGCTGCCGGTGCTGCTCGACTTCCGCCGCCGTCATCACGTCGAACATCACCGTGCCGTCCTTGAGCCTGACGATCGCGTAGACGTGCGTCGGGTTCCCGCGATCGCCAGCGGCGGGCACGTGTTCGAGGACGGGCGAGAGGCCGAATGCGTACTGGAAGTGGTCGCGCTCGTACACGACGCGCGCCTCGACCGGCCCGATCTCGCCGCTGCGCCGGGCGAGGGCGAGCAGGCCCTTGTAGCCGGGCATGAACACGCTCTCGAGGCGCTTGGTCCGCCCGTTCCAGAAGGGGATCAGGTACGCATGCCCGAGCACGCCGTCCGGCTCGAGGCCGAGCTGCGCGGCCTCGATCGTCGCGCCGACGAGACTGACGGGATCGCACTCGAGCAACTTCGGCGTCCGCTGGATCGAGGTCATCACGATCCTCAACATCCGCTCGGCCGTGAGGTGGCGCGGGAGCGCCATCTGGATCTGCGGCTTCGCCTTCTCGAGCAACTGCCGCACCGTCGCGAGCCGTTCCCGGGGCGAGACGAGCTCAGGCATGGCTCACCTCTCGAGGCGCCGCAGCACGCGGTACTCCCGCGTGCGGGCGGGCTGCGGGGGGATCTCCTGGCGGACGACCTTCCAGCTGTAGCGCCCGCCGCCGGGCAGGACGCCGTAGGTCGCCTCGCCGATCGCGTTGCAGATCCGGGCCTCGAGCGAATCCCGGACGGTCGTCCAGTGCCGGATCTGCGCCTTGGCCTCCTCGAGCTCCCGGTCCCACTCTGCCGCCTCGGCCGGGAGCTCAATCGTCGCGCCCGTGTCGCGCGGGTAGAGCGCCCGGAGAAGCTCGCGGTCCTCGGCGCCCGGTGGCGGCGGATCGCGGAGCTCGACCCGGCGCCAGAACTCGCGCTCGCGCTCGAGCATGAGCGCGATGAATTTGTCGTTGCGCGCGAGATCGCGCCAAAGGAGCCGCTGGCCCCCGACGAGGACGACGAGCGAGGCGAGATCGAGGCCCAGGACTGCCAAGAGGTGCTGGCACTGGACCTGGTAGTGGACGGGCGGCTCCTCCGCCCACTCCTCCGCCCGGTAGGCGGATGCGGTCTTGATCTCGACGACCAGGCGCCCATCGGCCGTCAAGCGATCCGGCGTTGCCAAACACCACGGCAGGTCGGGGTGCTGGTAGAGCGTCTGCGGGTTGACAAGCTCGCGGCCGGTTTCGCGGGCGTACTCGTCCGCCACGATCGGCTCGAGGATCCGCCCCCAGCGCATTGCCTCGCTCTCGGGCGCGGGCTCCACCACGCCGACCTTCTCCGCCCACACTTGGAGCGGCGTGGCGAACGGTGAGACGCCGAGCACGGCGGCGGCGTCCGACGAGCCGAGGCCCCGGCGCCGGAGCTCAAGCCAGGCGTCGCGCTCGAGCCCTTCGAGGGTCGCGAGCACCTTGGCCTTCATGAGGCCACCGCGGCCTTGCGACGGCGCTGGGCGCCGGTGCGCCGGCCGCACCGCGCGAGGCCCTGGCAGCGCGCGCAGCGCCGCGTCTCCGGCGCCGCGCAGGGCCGGAGCTCGCCCCCGCAGACCTCGCACTGGCGCTGGCGCGGTCGCTCCGGCACGGGCACCGCGTGGCGCTCGATCCACGAGTGGCCCGCGACGCAGACGCGCCGGATCAGGAGCAGGCCCGGGTAGGGGTCGCAGTCGACGTAGAGCAGCGCCCCACCGCACTTTGTGCACGCGGTCTCGGCCGTCTCAGTCGTCATGGACGAATCCCTCCACCGAGAGCCCACCGGTGCCCGCCCTCGGACCACGTCCCGAGCGTGGCGCGACCGCAGCGAGGGCAAGCGGTCATCGACGAATCCACTCCGCACGGTTGGCCTGACCGCAGCGGCAACAGATCCGCACGAGTCGCCTCTGGGGGCTGGGCTTGCGGATCATCTTCGAGATGCCAGCAGTGCCCGCGTTGCTGGCAGATCCGCTGCGACCCTGCTGCGTTGAGCTTCAGCTTGCTCATTGCATCCCGGATCTCCGGTGCCGTTCGGCACCCTCGGTGCCGTTTGGCACCTGTGTGCGCCCGTCCGGCACCACGGGGCCGAAGAGGGCGCCGAGCAGGCGCTGGACCGCGCGATAGTCCCCGCGCACGATGTGCGCGAGGAGAACGGCGTCGAGCATGCTCTTGAGCGCGAAGTCGCCGACCGAGAGGACGGCGGGCTTGTATTCCATGACCAGCCGGTGCAAAGACTCGGGCGCACGGAGGGTGTCGCAGAGGCCGGGGACGGCGAGCTTGAGGCGAGCGTCGCGGGACTCGTCGGTGAAGGGGTTCACCGCGACGCCTCTCCAGCTTCGGCGAGCAGTTCCGCGATCGCCTGCTCGACGCGCGGCGAGCGGCGACGGCCCGCCAAGACCATCCAGACGAACCCGTCGCTCACGCGGGCCCGGCGGGCCACGTCCCACTGAGAGATCCCCGCGCGCCGCAGCGCACGCTTCGCGCGTGCGCGGTCACGGGCTGTGGTAAGTGTGTATGTAGTTAGAGTCACCACGATGCCAAGTTATTGGCTACCAAATCGAAGTTTGTCAAGGGGGATGTGATGAAGCCTATCTCAAGCGAGACACGACAGGCATTTAGCCAACGCCTCTGGGCGGCGGCGGAGGCGGCGGGCTGCCGAACGCAGTCGGCGGCGCTCGGCCGCTACCGGCAGACGCGCCTGGATCGCAACGGTCCGCCGCCCCTGCTCGTCCGCAGGCGCTTGACGTCCGTCCGCCGCGCCGTGCATGATCCCGGCGTGCGCGCCGAGCTCAGAGCCGCGCGCCGGGGGCGGCGATGAGGCGCTACAGGTTCCTGCGGGCGTGGATCCGAGCGCTCGAACTCTTCGGGATCGCGCTCATGGTGCTTGGCACCCTCGCCATCCTCTACGGCTTCCTCGTACCGCTTGTCGCCTCTCGCGCGACGTCGCAGGACATCGCCTGGCTCTGGGCAGCTGGCGTCGCCCTGATCGCCTTGGGCGCGGGCGAACTCTTGGGCGGCCAGGCGGCGCGAGTGGTGCTGGATATCCGGGATTTCTCGGCGCGCCAAGCGCGGCTCCTCAGGGAAGTACGAGATAGGCTCCCGGCGCCCGAGCCCAGCACTAGCTTCGGGCGCCTCGCGCGGCGCCCGCTCCCGCCCCTGCCCTAGGAGCTCAGGGCCGCCAGGCCGCCAGACGCTCGGCTGTCTGTAGGAGACGCTCGCGGAGCTCGGCGAGCCGCGCTTGCTCGTCCTCCTCTCCCTCGCGCGGCGCGAAGCGCTCCACGAGGTGGAGGGCGAGGCCGATCAGACCGTCGACGATCAGGATCAGCTCCCGTGCGCTCATGACTGTTTCCTCTCGGCGAGTCTCAGCGCCCAGATCGTGAGCTCGCGGCGCAGCGCCTCGACCACCCGCCGCACCTGGCCCGGATCCTGCCCCGCGAGCCACGCGCGATAGGCCGTCTCCCAAGCGGAACGGAAGGCTACGCCCCATGCCGCGAAGGCGGAGTACTCCGCATCAGTGACGAGCCCCTGGGCGTGCGCAGCGCGCCACGTCTCCGCGGTCTCAAGGAACGCCTGGCCCGTCGCGTCCAGCAGCTCCCCCGTCGTGAGTTGCGCGGAGGTCGAGGCGCAGGCGGTAAGCAGCAGTGTAAGGAGAATGAGAATCGTTCCGCGAGCCCCCCTCATGACGTCACCTGCTTTCCGACTTGATGGACCGCCGTCGCAGTGGCACCGCTGAAGATCGCCACCAACGGACTCAGGTCGATCGGTGCCCCGAGCCACGCCGCGAGCCACGACTGGACTGCGGCCACGAGCGGGCCAGCCGAGGCAGCGAGCACTGGCAGGAGCCATGGCGTCGTCTGCCGGAGCCACGGCAGTAGTGTCTTCAGCCCCTGAACGAGGAGCAGGACCGCCGTTGTGTTGATGAATCCGGCGAGGATCGGTTTCCACCAGAAGCTCTCCATCTAAAGCTCTCCTCTCTCCCGGGCCCGTTCGAGGTGGGTCCGGGTACTGGCCCAGTGCCAGGCCGCCATGATCCCGTGGAGGACGAGCGCGGCGAGCTCGAGCGTCGCCGCGATCGCCATGACGATGCCCGCCCAAGCGTGGATCCTCGAGGCGGTCACCTCAGAGGTGTCTCCGCACGACCCGAGTCGCGGGCGCGGGCTCACCGCCGCACCGCATGGCCAGCCGCGATGAGCGCGTCGGCCAGGCTCTCGCCGCCACGCTCGAGCCGCACCAGCGGGCGGCCGTACTTGTCCGCACCGCAGACGTGGGCGGCGACCGGCCCCGCCGCGACCCAGCGTGCTGTGAAGTCGCGGGCGGCCTCCCCCGCGGCCCGCGTCGAGCCGTGCAGCTCCGGCGCGTCCACGCCGAGCAGGCGCGCGGGGGCCTCGACCCAGACGCGCGCGCCCGCGTCGTAGGTCAGGAGCCGGAGCACGAGCGTGTCGCCGTCCACGACGCGGACGACCTCGGCGCCGAGCGCGGTCCAGCAGAGCACCGCGAGAACCAGCGCGCGGCGCATCACGCGCCCCACCAGAGCCAGGCGAGCACCAGGCCCGCGAGGCCGAGGGTGATCCACGCGAGCACCGCCCAGCCCCACCACGGCAGGCGCACGTCGTCCGGCTCGCGATCAGCACGCATCACGACGAGCGCGCACGTGGCGCCAGTGGTCGGGGTCGCGGCAGAGGTCGCACAGGCGGTGGTGCGAGCCGGTCGAGAGGAACCTGCGGTCGCAGCAGAGACAGCGGCGCGGCTGCGCGGGGCCGCGCGGCCCCTTGGGCGGCTTCGCCGGGCGCCTCAGCCGATCGTCCATGCCGGGGCGTGTGGGTCCTCGAGGGGGCGGATACCTGGGAGGCCCTCGTCAGAGGGCGGCAGGAAGTCCCGCGACGGCAGCGGCGCTGGCTCGCGGCTCCGGACCTGCTCGAAGAGGATCTCGGCCGGGACGAGATCGTTGCGCTGGTGCTCCGCGCACCGCCGGATCATCTCGACCGTCTCGCGCCAGCGCTCGCTCACAGCCCCCCTCCGGACGGCGGCGGCGCGGGCGGGAGCACGACGACGTCGAGCTCGGGCGCTCCCGCCGGGCGGCCGTCGATCCGCCAGGTCCGCACGCGGACCGCGAGCGCCCGGCCCTCGGGCGTCGGCGGGAGCCAGCACCGCCAGTGCGCCGTGACGCTGTCGATCCGCTGCGGTGCGTCTTGGAGCGTCCTCGTCTCCTCGCCCTGCGCGCCGCATTCCACGGTGACGTCGGTCTGCTGCGCCGCCGCTCCGGAGAGCAGCGCGAGGCCGAGGGCTAGGCCAGCGCCAAGGCCGCCTGCTGCGCGCGGAAGCATCGGCCGATCCACCCGCGTCCGTAGCGCGGGAATCCCGGCAACGCGACATACACGAGCACGCGCCTCGTGAGGTAGTCGGCGAGCACGCGCCGGGCCTCGACGGCGTGTGCGGCCGCAGCGGTCACCGGGCCGATCACGCCGTCGATCGTGACGCCGAGCGTCTCCTGCAGGAGCCGGACGGCGCGGACCCGGCCCATGTTCACGGCCGCATCGAAGACGGCGAGCGCCAGGGGCGGCGGCAGCTGCGCCACGCGCGTCGCCTCCCAGTAGTCCCGGCGGTAGAGCGCGATCGCCGTCTCCTTGGTCGGCGGCCACGGCTCGAGCGCCGGATAGGCCGCCCGGCTGATGCCGTACCAGGTGTCCCCGCCGGGATCGTGCGGGTCGTCGGCGTGCTCGCCCTCCTCCTCGAGGACGAAGGCGACCGCGCGCGCCCAGACCTCCTCGGCGTCCATCCCCTACCGCCCCGGGAAGAGCAGGAGCTTGCCCAGCGCGATCACCACGCCGACGAGATTTGCGACCAGGAGATAGAGCCCCCGCTGCAGCGTTGCCTCCAACCGCTCCATGCGCCGCTCCAGCTGTCCGATGCGCCACTCGTGGGTCGCGTGCCCGTCCATGCCCCCCCTAGACCCGATCCAGGTTCCTCACGCGGATCTCGATCTCGTGCCGCCCCGCCTTGGCGCCAGCCGCCCACGTCCATTCGAGCAGGAGGACGTGCGTCTCCTCCGTCGCATTCGTCACCAATTGATTGTCCGCGGGCTGAAGTGTCAAGCGAAATCGCTTCGTCGTCGGATCGAAACTCCCGCGCCCCACGTTGAGCACGTTGACGCGGTCGACGCCGTTCACGACCGTGCGCGCGGCGTCGAGCGCGTAGATCGTGAGCGTGAGCGTCGAGAGATCGGACGGGCCGAGCACCGCGCCAGCCTCGTCGAGCAGGTCCGCCTCGTAGCGGAGGGTCGTGCGCTCGGCCACGACGTCGCTGAACACGGTTCGCACGCTCATGCGCCCTCCAGGTCTTCGCGCGCCGCCCCGGGCGCGGCGAGAGTGTCCCGCGCGGCGGCGGGCAGGCCGAACGACTCGCGTCCGACCGTGATCACCACCGGGATCCGGCCCGCCAGCAGATCGGCGGCGACGGCGGCGGAGAACGGCGCGGCCCCACCGAGGACGATCGCGGTCGCGAGGGTGCCCACCGTCGTGGCCGTCGCCGAGACGGCAGCGGCCGCAGCAATGACGGTCGTCAGGGCTCCCACAGTTGCTGCGGAGGCTGTGATGGCGGCGACGGCATGGATCGCCGTCGCAAGCCCGCCCGAAGCGCTGGCCGAGGTCGAGGCGGCCGCGCTGAGGGTAATCGCGGTCGTGAGAACCCCAGCGGTCGTTGCGGTGGCGTCCACTGCTGCAGCCAGCAGGATGCCAGCCACAGTGAGATCGGCGGCGACGGTAGCGACCGCCGGAGCCTGCGCGGTGAGCGTGATCGCCGTGGCCAGTCCTGCGGTCGCCGTGGCGGCGGCGGAGACGGCTGTCGCCAGCGTGATCGCGTTCGTGAGATCGGCGGCCGCCGTGCCTACAGCGGAGAGCGACGCTCCCAGGGTGATAGCCGTCGTCAGTGCGCCAGCCGTCGTGGCGACGCCGGACGCGGCTGCGCCGAGCGTGATGGCTGTGCTGAGCGCACCGGCAACAGTGGCGGTGCCCGAGATCGCTGCCGCGAACTCGGCGCCAGTCGTCGGCACGAACCACCGCCGCCGGACGATGGGGCGGAGGAAGCCGTAGGGCTCAGCGTAGAGCCACTCGACCTCCTGCCGAGCCAGCGGCCGGCGCCAGACATAGACGTGCGTCAGTTGGCCGTCGGTGGCATTGCCCCGCCCGTTGCCGTTCACCAACAGCTCGATCGGGCGGCGCTCGCCCCAGTCGATGTTGGTGTTCGTGGCGAACGCGACGCTCTCGAACAGGACTCCGTCTCGGTAGAACGCCGCCGACGCGCCGAACCTTACGGCGGCGTAGCGGCGCCACTCCCGCGACACGAAGTAGGCGTCGGACGCAGTGGCCGCCTCGACATAGGTGCCCGCCGACGCATACCCGAGCGCGCCCCGCCCGTTCGTGTTGTACTGGCGTCCGAAATAGACCGACACCCAAGGGGCGAACCAGTCCGCGGCCCGATACGGGACTTCGATGATGGCGCATGAATCCCGCGGCGCACCGTCGCCGACCGCGAAGAGCCGAGGCCGGAACTCCACCACCACGGAGAAGTCCCGTGTGATGAGGCCGTCGAGCCGAAACGGAAACTCGAAGCCCGCGCTTACGGCAGCGGTCGTCGAGCAGTCGAACACCACGCCTCGCGGGGACGGCAGGACGGCCGTATAGTTCGGTCGCACGGCCATCTGCCCATGCTGAGTGAGATCGAACCAGAAGCCGCCGATCGCGCAGAATGCGAGTCCTTGCGCCAAGGAGTGGCTCCAGTCGATCTCCACGGCCCCCTGCGGCGGCTGCCGGGTCGGGTCGGACCAGACCGGAGAGCGGATCGGGCCGCGCGACATGAGCTAGACGCTCTGTTCTGAGTGAATTCTGTACTTCAAGGTGTTGCCAGAGGTGGCGAACGCCTGCCCCGTCACGTTCCTCACGTAGAGCTTGACCTTGAGCGGCGGGATCGCCAGGTTCACCTTCGTGAGCCGCCGCGCGTTCGCGGTTGCGTCCAGCTGGAACGCCGCCAGCAGCTCCGCGAAGGCGTCGTTCGCTGTGTCCGGGTAGTTCGGCGTCGAGTCCACCGCCGAGGCGATGTACACGCCGACCCACGCGCCGCTGGAGCGCGCGGCGGCCTGCGCGGCGATCACGAGTTCCAGGTCGATGTAGAGGTTCAGCCCGGTCTCGTTGTCGATCTCGGCGCTGAGGGCGCTGTAGGTGTTGTTCGCCAGGCCGTTCAGCTCGGTGCTGAGCGCCGTGGTGAGCGTCGAGGGCGGGGTCCACTTGAGCGTGGGCATGGCTTAGCCCCTCCCCAACGCGCGGGCCACGTCGAGGTGGCTGACCACCGTGCCGGGCCCGAACAGCTCCTCGGCGCGGCTGATCTGCGCGTTGCCGAACGCGACCACCGCGTCGCGCTGCGCGGCCGTCAGCACCCCGGCCGCGACGAGGCCGTCGAGCACGCCGCGCAGCGCCGGGTCGTCGAGGTCGAGCGTGTCCACGCGGTCGAGGACCTTCAGGATCGCGAGCGCCGCCGCGCGGACGGCGGCGGGCTTCGTGAGGTCCTGGCTCGCGGCCGTGAGGATCGCGAGCACGCCGCTCGCCGCCGCGCGGAGGAGCAGTGGCGCGACGGCGATCGGACGCCGCCCGGCGCGGTTCCGGCGATTCAACAGGTCGGCGAGCGCCGCGTCGGAGCCGGACGCCACGAGCGGCGCGTAGCCCAACGCGGCCGGATCGGTCCGCAGTTCGTTCGCGAGCGCGGCCAGGTCGAGTGCCATGGCCGCTTACGCGAACGTGACGTCGAGCGCGCCGATGGTGAACTTCGGCGCGGGGTCGCCGTTGTTGACCGTCTTCGGCGTGGTCAGCGCCCCGTGGAAGAGCATGTTGCCGCCGGTCGCGCGGTCGAAGATGGCGAAGTGCGTGATGGTTCCCCAGTTGGCCGTCGGCGTCGGGAACACGATCTCGTTGGCGTTGTCCGTGAGGCCGCCGGTCGCGTCCGGCGCCGTCCAGTTGGTGTCGGACGGGAAGTAGGCCACGCGCGCGTAGCCGCCGCCGGAGACCTCCGTGCCGCCGCCCGCGTCGCTCGGCGCGGCGGTGAAGAGCGCGACGTAGAGCGGCCGCTTGGGCAGGCCCTGCTTGAGCGTGAGCCAGGTCACCGTGCCGTCGGTCGTGGTGTCGCCGAGGTTCTGACCGAAGGCGGGCGGCGAGGCGGCCGTGGTCCCGGCCGAGATGCACTCGTACACGTTGAGGTCGCTGGTGCCGAGCATCACCCGGTCGCCCACGGCGTACGCCGTGCTGTTGGCGCGCACGGTCACCGTGGTCGTGCGGAAGATCGCCTTGCGGAGCTCGACCTCCAGGTAGTCGCTGAGGGCGCTCATCCCTGCCTCCTGCGGTCAAAGCATTCGACAATGCGCGCGGGCATCATCGCCTCGCGACGAGCCTGTCGCGCACCCGCGCCGTCACGGTCGCGGGATCGAGCGGGGGCTGCGGTGTCGGCAGCGCGGCCCGCACGGCGTTGAGCTCGGCGAGGAAGACCTCGAGGGCGGCCTGGAACAGGCGCGAGCCCTTGAGCTCGGCGTCGGCGCGCTCGGCGGCGAGTTCCGCCGCGCTGCGCGGGACGTGGGTCGCGACGAGGGCCTGCGCTTGCGCGTCCGAGAGATCGTCGCCCCCAAGGACCAGCAGCTCATCCCCGACGAGCTGCAGGCCCACGACGCTCGGCGACGCGGCGCGGAATTCGCGGTCAAGTTTTTCGAGGTCCAGCTGTTTCCCAGCGAGCAGTTTTAGACGGCGCATTTCGCGGCTCCTTTACGGCCTCCCGGCGCAGAGCCCAAACATGCGACTGCCAGCCACGGCGACGACCGTCCCCGAGGCACCGAGCGCGGCTATTGGCGCGGCAAAGTGCGCGCCTTCGCTGGCGAGCGGGAGCAGCGCAGCGTGAAAGCCCGCGAACCACCCGGCTGTAATTGTGGTGCGGATA